ATCTAACTTAGTAAGGATGAGGACTTCGGTCCTCATCTTTTATAAGCTGTTTATGACGGCTTATAAAAGATAATAAAGAGGAATCTATGGCAGCAAATCTAGTTACTCTAGCAGAATACAAAGCATACGCTGGCATTCTTAGCGATAACCAGGATGCTGTTATTAACGCTATCATTCCAAAAGTAAGCGCGTTGGTTAAGAACTACTGCCGCAAAACTTTTGTAGACTACGTTAACGATCAAAAGGTTGAGTATTTTGAAGGTGGCGAGGGTCCTTGCTTCTTTTTAAAAGAGTATCCTGTACTAAGCGTTATTTCTGTAGAAATTAGCTACGACTATGGACAGAACTACGAAGAGCTCACAGAGTATACCGATTGGGTGTACGTTCCAGGATTAGAAGCCATTAAATACCCACCAGGTGATACCTTTCCATACTATCTAAACGGATACAAGGTTACGTACACAGCAGGATATGAGACGCTTCCAGAAGATTTAAAACTGGCTGTATTGGACTTGGTTACCTACTACGTCAAAAATGACATGGCAGTGCACAGTCCAAAAGCCCCCGGTACTAACAGTGTACAGATTGAGTATATTACCAGTACTAACTTGCCTGCGCACATAAAACGCGTGCTGGACCTTTATATGGGAAGTTTTGACTAATGTCTATTGCTGAGTTTAGTGCAGCTCTGCGTAATAAGGCTCTTATCGACTGGTTCAAAACAGAGCGAGGAGAGGGTATTGCTAGTGCCAGTGCTAGAGAAGAGTTAGCCAAGTCTAATATTAATACTTTAGTTAATCCTACTAAATTATATAGATCTGCTGGAGAAACAGCTAAGAAGACTTCTTTTATAATTACTAAAACCACAGTAGCCGAATTACTAAACAGTATACGTGGGCTAGAAGGCGAAGAGCTGCTGGTGGCTACTGACGTAGTTTTCAATAAGTTTCGAGCCAAAAATTCAGGCATACGCGTTAACAGGCGTACTATCCGTGTCGGTAACGACCAAGCGGTATTTTTTAACAGCATCAGTTTCGACTCCATCACAACTCTAGTAAATAATATTTTAGAGTTAAAACCTGGTGAACTAGCTAAAGAATTTGAAAAAGGTCACGTTGTTGGTTTAGCTACTAATCTGTTAAATATTACAGCTAATCGGATATCTACAATAGATGCCAGAGGCGCTGCGGGCTTAGGTCTAAGTACCGCTAAGGCGAAAGAGGTAATGGTAAAAGGCCTAAAGGCCGTAGTAGAATACTATAAACAATTAGACTTTGATTCCGCAAATATTAAACCACCAGAAAATGTCGATGTATACTCATCTGCTGAGAAAATACTGACTAGGCGAGGAGTTAAATACTTAGTAGAACTTCAACCAAAAGCCAGGAATCAGAGGTCCGCGGAGGAAGTAAAAGTCACTATAGGTAGCATTCGTAAGCTGTTCTCGCCAGGTAATCTATCAGACGCACAACGACTGGCTATATTTGATAAGATGGCTGCTAGTATTACTAGTAAGGAGTTCGCGAAAGAACTATTAGACCTAAGAAGTAGTCCTACTATAGTAGACTTAATGTCTAATCAGGTAGTGGAGGCTTTAGAGGGTGAAGTGTATAAGCCTAAGGTTGTTAAAGTACCAAGAACTAAAGTAGCTTCGAAAAAAGTTGCTAAACCAGATTTACGCGAAGTTAATAAGATAGCGAAGAGTGAGCGTGCAAAAGTAGAGAGTTTAATTGCTAAACTAAATACTACCCGCAGAATGCGGCTTAGCTCTACGTCTAATTTAGAAGCCATACTTAGAGCTCGTATTAACCAACAAGTGGCTAAGAACATGGGTTCTGGTGACAGAAAAGACATACTTAACTACCGTACCGGCAGGTTAGCAGATTCTGTAACTATTGATAGACTTACAGAATCTAGGGCTGGAATGATCAGTGTATTTTACAGCTACATGAAAAACCCTTACGCTACTTTCTCCGAAGGTGGACTAAGACAATATCCTAAAAGCAGAGACCCTAAGCTGTTGATATCTAAGAGTATTAGGGAAATAGCTGCTGAGAACGCAGTAACTAAGTTGAGGCCCGTACTAGTATGAGTAAAAGAACCAGTATAGCAAAAGCACTAGCTGAAAAGTTTAAAGAAATTGACGGTACTGGTTCTTTTCAGGTTGACCTACATGGAAATAGCTATGCTAAACTTAAATTCTGGGATGAAGTCAACGACTTTCCTTGTGTTTACGTAGTAGCAGGACAAGAGGCTAGGCAATATATGCCGGCCGACTTTTCATGGGGATTTCTAAACGTATCTATTAAAGTCTATACTAAGGGCGAAGAGCCTCTAGTAGAGCTAGAATCATTACTAGAAGATATCGAAAGCTTGATAGATAGTAGTAATGGCATAATCGTGTATGATGTAGATAACAACCACTCTACATCAGAATTATCTATAACATCTATAACTACGGACGAAGGCCTACTGAATCCGTACGGCGTAGGAGAAATAAACCTTCTAGTACGCTACCAGATTATGAAATGAGTTTTCGTACCTCTAGTACGATGAAATCTGTATCACAGTGTTAATCACAGATAATTGTCTAGTTAAGACACTAAGATACATAAAATAAGGATATGACTATGTCATTTAACTTAGTACGTAACAGTAGATTATTCTTCACTACTAACGTGAATGCTGATACTGGTGTTGTAGCACGAAGTGGCGCCACTATGTCAAACACCAATACTTTTGAAATTAAAGTATTAGATGGGTTTAGCTTTTCTCAGTCAACTCAACAGACTACCATCCAGATTTCTGAAGCAGGTACAGCTCCCGTTCGCGGTCAGCGTGCTTTCAACGTTACCCTAGACCCGGTAGACATTACATTCTCAACCTATCTGCGACCAAAGCTAAGCACTGACGTTGTTGCAGAAGAGCAGTATCTGTGGAACGCTCTATTTGGCGACACCGCATTCAGTGAGGCTGGTACGGCTATTGGTGGTGGAAGCCCTACCGGCGTGTACACAGCGGGTACTGGTACTCTAGTTATTTCTGCTTGCTCTGTAGACGTCCCTATCGGCGGTGTATACACACTACAAGGTGTTACTTCAGCAACTGCTGGTGTATCACAGGCGTTTAACACACCAGTAGTGGTTACGGATAGAACCCCTGCCTCGGGTGCAGCTACCAGTATTACAGTAAAATACCTATATCCACCTGCTGCAGGAACTATTACGTTAAGTGGTACAACCACAAAACTATTTAGCAAGGCTTGGACAACTCATGCGACGAACGGTGGAACCGCTCCGTTTGCTCAAGTAACCTCAGCCCCATCCAACAAAAACCAGCTACTGAAATTCGGTATGGTTTTCCTAGTTGACAGTGCGGTATACGTTATTGACAACTGCGTTGTTGACCAAGCATCTATCGACTTCTCACTAGACGGTATTGCTACCGTAGCCTGGACTGTTAAGGGTACAAAGCTTAATTATATCTCTGGAGCTACTATTTCTACAGCCACACCTGCAGTATTTGGTGGAGCAGGGTTAGCAACAGGTACCGTAGCTTCTCCTTTAAGTATTGTTGGAGCTAACTATATTACCAACAAACTATCGACAATGCAGCTTAAGGCCGATATTGGAGGTGCCGGCACTTCATATAATATTGCTATTACCGGCGGTAATTTAACTATTGCCAATAATGTTAGTTACGTAACACCAAGTAACCTTGGTGTGGTTAACGAGCCTATCGGATACTTCACAGGATCTCGTTCAATCAGCGGTAACGTAACAGCATACTTACGTGTAGGTGCTAATGCTACCGCCCAGCTGTTAAGCGATATTCTTACCGCTAACGCTTCCGAAACCAAGTTCTTTACGGAAATTGCTATCGGTGGAGCAGCTAATGCTACACGAGTAGAAGCACAAATGCCGGGGGTACTACTTCAGGTACCTACAGTAGAAACAGCTGATGTTATTTCTACCACAATTAACTTCACAGCGCAAGGGCACAATGCTTTAAATAACACCTACGACATTGCTGGAACTAACGATATTCGTATTCGTTACTTCGCAGCAGTCTAAATAGGTTAACAGAGGTGGCTTGATCACCACCTCTCTTTTTAGAAGATTCATATCAATACAATAAAGGATAATTTCCACAATGAAAGCTAGTTTATCACTAAAGTCAATGCTGGCCCCCAGCAAGACTGTTACAGTAGATTTTCCAGGATTCGACGGATTTAAGGTCAATCTCTCATTTATGTCAAGAGAGACTTTAGTAAATATTCGTAAGAAAGCCACAAAACAATCTTATAAAAGTCGTCAAGTAGTAGATGATTTAGACGACCAGTTGTTTCTTAAACTGTACGTAGAAGCAGCTGTTAAAGGTTGGGAGGGTCTTAAATTATCATACGTAGAGCAGCTAGCTCCTGTGGAGTTAGGGGAAAATGACCCTAACGCAGAACTAGAGTTTAGTTCTGAAAATGCCTTATTCTTAATGAAAGAATCTTCAAGTTTTGACTCGTTCGTTAGCGAGACTGTTACAGAGCTGTCAAATTTTACGAAGAACAGCAAGCCTTAATAGATAGTATGTTACATTCCTACTTTGAAAATGCCAAAGTAGGAATGACAAAGGAAATGTACTACCAGGCTTGCGAAGCTTTTGGTGAAGAACCATCAGAAGAAAATACTCCAGTAGAATTTGAAGATCTACCTGTAGAAATCCAATACTCTTTTAGTATTTATAATACTCTAAGAGACGATGTAGATACCATGAACGGTAGATACTTAGGCAAAGATATAAGTACTATAGGTACTATATTTGAGATTTACGATATCGAAAAAGTTGAACGTAAATTTTATTTAGATATTATCAACAAAATTGATAATAAACGAAAAAGTGTACTAAACGCTTCTAGGGAAAAGCCCGCCTCTAAATAAGGTGGGCTTTTTTGTGTCTACAAAAAATTTGCTCATTGACATTGGTGAGGTTGAATGCTATAATTGGGGCAAGATTTTGTAGTTGTATTCTACAAATAAAACGATACCTATATCGAAAGAGAGTTTATGGCGGATAAAACAGTAAAAGTAGATATTATTGCATCTGATAAAGGTACGTTAGACCCTTTAGTTAAAAAGTCTGAAGTACTTAGAAGAAACCTGAACGAAGCTTCCACAGGCTCTTCAGGTCGCACACCTACGCCTGTAGCTGCTGCTCGTGCACAAGTTTCTGCAGGGAGAGCTGCCGCCGATGCTTCTAATATAACTCGAAGCATTGGGCCCGGTACCGGCGCCGAAGGCCGGGACTTCGCCAAACAGGCTCGAGGCATGGGTGGTCTTGTTCAACTATACGCTACTTTCGCTGCTAATATCTTCGCTGCCAGCGCAGCCTTTACAGCGCTATCAAAAGCAGCAGATCTAGATAACCTTCGTAAGGGTCTTGATCAATTAGGTGCTGCAAGCGGTAGAAACCTAGGTAGTCTTGCTAAAGATCTTCAAGTAGCTACAGACGGTGCCATCTCTTTAGAAGATGCACTGAGAGCTACAGCCAACGCTTCGGCAGGTGGGCTTGCGGCTAAAGATATTCTTAGACTTGGTAACGTAGCTAGACAGGCTTCCCAAGCTCTTGGTGTATCTATGCCAGACGCTATTAGTCGTCTAACACGTGGTATTACTAAACTAGAACCAGAACTGTTGGATGAAATTGGTATTATGGTACGCCTTGACGACGCTACCAGAGCCTACGCCACATCAATAGGAAAATCATCTACGGCGTTGACAGATTTTGAGCGTAGACAGGCTTTTGCTAACGCTGTTCTTGAGCAGGGTGAAAAGAAATTCGGAGCTATTGAGCTCACCGTAAACCCATATGCTAAGATGTTAGCCTCCATCCAGACCCTAGCCGTAGAGGTCGGTGGGGTTATTAATACTGTATTAAGCCCAGTACTCTCGCTACTAAACTCTAGTCCGGTGGCCCTTGCCACGGCTATAGGTGGCTTAGCTACTATATTACTACGTCAAGCCATCCCTGCTTTAAGCATGTGGAAAGCCAATCTAGAAGAGGCGGATGCAGCAGCTAGAAAAACTGCTATTGAAACCGCAAGAGCACGTAGTAAGTCCGCTGCTATCTTTTCTGAAAACAGATTTCTAGAGCCTATTGAAAAGAGTACTAAGCAGTTAAAAGATAGTGCTGATGAGGCTACCAAGTCTATAGAGAAAATGAGAACGGCATCTAATAGAGCCATTACTCCAACAACTAAGAATCTGTTACCGGGTGACTTAAAGGACGTAACCCAAGAAAATATTGACGCGCTAGAAAAGCAGGCCAGACTTAGAGAGGCCGCCTCTGCTAAGCTTAAGACCCCAGTAGGTGCAGCTAATGCCCAGTTAGAGGCGGAAGAAATTAGAAGACTTAACCAGCAGCTTCAGCTTAACCTAAATGCTCGTACTAACTTAGAAAAACAAGAAGCTAGAAACGAGAGATGGATTGTTAGAAAAACTGAGTCACTAAGGCAGTATCTAAGCCTGGAAAAGCAACAGGAGCGTATTGCAGACAGAGCTGCGGCTAAATCACAAAGAATTAGTATTGTTAACGCTGCTGTTCAAGACGCACCAGAGAAGGGCTTTGTTCAGTCTTTTAGAGACATGAACGCTAATATTGCTAAGGCTCGTGACGGCATCGATGTTACTGGAGAAAAATTTGCTGAAGGTACAAAGAAAATGTCTGCGTTTAACGCGGGCGTTACCAGAGTATCTGGAACCCTAAGGCTTGCTGCCTCCGCAGCAGGCACCCTTCTTGCGTCTCTAGGGTCTCTATTCTTCTACATTGGTATAGCTGTAGCTGCTTTCCAAGTTTTAAACAAATGGTTCAGCACTTCCGCCAAAGAGGCAGATAAATTTAATGCTGCTGTTGACAGTATCGAAAGTTCTGTAGATAACGTGTCTGCAACATTAGATAACATTAGAAATAAGGATCTAGTCGACCAATCTAGTATTAATAGCACCATTGCTATGAGCAACGCTATGAGCAGTTTGACAGAAGCTGTTAATACTTCAGTTAGGGCTTTTGAAAATCTTCAAAAGGCTGAAAGTGCTTGGGATAAGGTTGTAGACGGAATCATAGACCTACTGCCCTTTATAGATAGTGCTTCAGAAAAGCTCAGCCAAGGACTAGCAAATGCAGTAGCATCTAGTTTCAAAGCTTTAGAGAATCCCGCTTTGAGGGAGAAGGCTAGACAGAGCTTACAAAGTATTTTAGGTGCCGATATAGATTTAGAGAATGCAAAAGAAGTACAGAAATATTTAGATAGTCTTACAGATCCTGCACTAGCCAAAAGTGGTAGAGAACTAGCGGCCGCTCTTAAAGAAGTAGATAAAGAATCCCAACAAATAGCTTCCGGACTGAAAAGTGGCCAAGAAGCCCTTAAGGCTTTAGCAGACGAGGTAAAGTCTAGTAATGCCAAACTAACTCCCACTGATCCATTTAGTAAAATGGGAATAAGTGCATATTCTGCAGGGAAAGAAATAACAGCAGCGCTGCAAGATCCTATAAACGCTCTTAATATGTTAAAGGAGACGTCTAAAAATCTTGAAGCGTTAAGTATTCTGCCTCCAAATATGGCAAAAGATTTGGCTCTGTCTAGTAAAGAACTAGACAGACTGTCAGGGGAACTAGACGCTGTAAGAAAGAAAATTAGAGACGCAGAAAACGAATCTAAAAACAGTGGTATTAGTAGTGACGGATTCCAAGCTAAAGCATTCGAAAAGAAAGCTGCTATGCTTAGAATGCAAGAGGCTACTGCTCTTAATAATATCAACAGTAAGATAAAAGAGTTCGCTAATGTGGGAGCAGCTTTCGTTGAGAAAGGCAATGCGCTATTACTACGCGGACTAGATCAGTCTTTAAGAGAAGCTGCTTTAACTATTAGTAAGGGCATCTCTTCTATTCTCAAGAATCTCGGAGTGGATACTAACGCCCAAGACCTGAGCAATATAAGAGAAGAAGCCGAACTACAGAAAGAGCTAATTAATTCTCAGTATGCGAATAGTAACGCCCTAGCAGATTTAACACTGACCATGGAGGAGTCAAATCTGTTAGCTAAGCGTAAGTCACTGGAGAATACTCCAGGGCAAGAAAACCTTATAAAAACTTTAGACAACACTTTAGAGGGAATTAGTAAAGCTAGAGAAATAATGAGGTCCGCCGATGGCTTTAATAGAGCTAAAACTTTAGGAAGTCAAGGCTCTGACCCCAGTGTCGGAGTTACGGAAGTCGACAAGGCAGCTGCTGCTATTCTGCAGGATTGGATGCAACGTAACGTCGGCAGAACCGCTCAACTAGCTAAAATTTCTGCAACTGTAGTAGTTAAAGAATTACAAAACAAATTAGATGTTATTGCTAGGTCATATAAAGACACGATTGACGGTATCAACGCAACAAATCCTGGACTTGATGCCAAACTTGGCAGTGCTAAACAAGATGTGTCTGCTGTAGGTGAGTACAATGAAGTATTAGCTCTAAGAGTTAGGGAACTTGAAATAGCTAAGAATGTAAACGCCCTTAACGTAGAGCAGTTAAATCTAGTATCTAAATATAGCCAACTTCAGGCTGTTATAGATGATAGAAATACAAGTGCCGTAGCTAGGAAATCTGCAGAAATACAGCAGGAAGAGATACGAAATCAACTTATGCTATCTGCTAGCGTATATAGCGAAAAACAGGCTAATGATGAGAGAGAGTACCTGGCTGCTCGTCTAACCGGACTTCAAGCTTTAGCAGACGCTGAAGCAGCTAGAGTACAGGCCGACGCTGAGAGAACAAGCACTGGTACAAATGCAGAACTCGACCTTATCGAATCTCGTATGGATGCACAAGCATCTTTAAACAATATAGCTGCAGACACTCTTGCTATTAAAAAGGCCGAAATAGCTACTCAACGAGAAGAATTAACACTTGCAAGCAAATTAGCTGCTATAGAGAACACTAGAGCTCGTGCAGTAGCAGCGCTAGAAAATAAGCGAAAAACAGTAACTTCAGGATCTCAAGCAGATAGTGCTTTGAAAGATCAAATAGCTAGAGTTAACTCTGAATACTTTAAACAGGCAGGCTTAGAGTTAAAACTATCAGGATTTAGAAAAGCTGCCATTGAGGACACGAAAGACCAGGCTTTAGAGCAAGCAATTCTTACTAAAGAATTGGCTACACAAGCTAATATTATAGAAAGCTTGGAGGGTGCTTTTGGAGATTTAGGTGCTGCTATTGGGTCAGTAGCTCAAACTATGTTTGATTTTGCTGAAAAAACAGAAAAGTTAAATAACCAAGAACAGGCCGCTAAAGACGCGAAAAATACTATAGCTGAGAAAATGGCTGTAGAAGAGGAGTATAACGAAAAACGTAAAAATCTAGAAATAGATCGAGACATTGCAATAGCAAACTCCGGTAAGAAACTATTTAAAGAAAAGACAGTTGCTTTCAAAGCTTTAGACTCCCTAGAAAAGTTTATGCATATTCAGAAACTAGCCAGAAACGTTCAAGAAATGGCTAGTGATGCTGCTAAAACTGCTACTGGTGTAGCAGGCTCAATGACTAGAGGACTTGCTGATGGTGCTGCTGCGGTATCAAAAACATTAGCTAGTGTACCATTCCCGCTTAACGTGGCAGCAGCAGCTGCTGTTGCAGCTATAGTTAAAAGTCTATTCGGTAAAGGACCCTCAGTATCAAAAGCTGGGTATAGTGCTGAAGATAGGCAGGAAACTCAAGGTACAGGAATGTCCTGGGTTAACGGTAAAAAGGTTGAGAACGGTGGAGGCGTCTTTGGCGACGCAGAAGCCAAGTCTGAGTCTATTGCAAATTCTATAGATATACTAAACAGTAATACTATTAAAGGACTTAGCTATTCTAATAAAATGGTGATGTTACTTGAAAGTATTGATAACTCTATAGGTGACGCCTCTAAAGGAATTTACTCTATACCTGGATTACGTACGGGTTCTGCTTTCGGTACAAAAGAGAGTACCAGCACAAGTGGAATAAGTGGACTGTTTGGCTCATCAACAACCAAGACTATCGAAGATGCGGGTATTAGATTCCAGGGAACTTTCCTTGATTTGATTAACAGTGCTACTTCCTCTGCTATTGACATCTATGAAACGGTGAAGGTAAAGAAGAAGAGTAGTGGTCTTCTAGGCATAGGTTCAAGCACCAGTACTAAAATTAAAACTGAATTTAAAGACTTAGACACTTCTATCACTAACGAGTTGAGTGCGGTATTTGAAAATGCTGCAGAATTGTTCGTAGAAACTGGCACCAGACTGGGAATGAGTGTAGAAGACGTTTATTCTAGTTTAGCCAAGATTAATATAGACCAGTTAGCTAGCTTACGTGATTTAAAAGGTGAAGACCTAGAAAAAGAATTAAACGCAATTATTGGTAATATTCTGGACACTACTGCTACAGGGTTATTTAAAAGCTTGGAACAGTACAGAGAATTTGGCGAAGGCATGTTGGAAACTACCCTTCGTGTAATTGATACTAATGATAAGATTAACACTGCTCTATTTAGTATTGGAATATCTGCTATAAATACTGGAGATATTCTGTCAGAATCAAGTATAGCAATTACTGAATCTATGGCAGAAATATCGGGTGGACTAGAGGAGTTTGTAAGTAAAACATCTTTCTTTAAAGATAACTTCTTAACCACAGCAGAACAGCTGGAACCAGTCAAACAAAGGCTTACAGAAAATCTAGAAAACCTGGGTTTTGATTCCGAAATGCTTGATACCAGAGAGGAGTTTGCTGCGGTAGTTCAGGCTATAGATCTTACCACCGAATCGGGCAGGTCTTTATTTAATAGTATGATGGATATTTCCGAAGCTTTTGCTATGGTATACCCAGAGACCCGCGAGATGTTATCCGCTGAGGCTTTGCGCGAAGCCCAAACAAAACAGCTAATTGAGATACTAAAATTAGAAGGCAAAACCTCTGAAGCTCTAGCAAGACAGAGGGAAGACGAACTAAGTAAGTTAGACGAGGCCTTAATACCAGGACAGAAGTACATTTGGCAACTACAAGATAGATTAGATTTATTAAATAGAGAAGCCGCTGTAATCGCAGCCCTGGGCTTTAGTTATGAAGCTTTAATGATTACTAGGGATCTAGAGCTTCGCACTCTAACAGACGAGCAAAGAGTTCTTACAGAATTAGTTTATGCAGCACAAGATGCAGCTAAAACTCAGGATCTTTACGTAAGACTATTAACTGCTTCAGGCCAAGTGCAAGAAGCGACTAATATTACTAGACAGAAAGAGTTAAACGCGCTATCAGATTCCGATGCAGCGTTATTATCTAGAATCTATCTACTAGAAGACGAGAAAACACTACTGGACGCTAGAGCGGCACAAGAAAAGAGAATATATGAGCTAGTAGGTAAAGCTGAAGAAGCTTTAGCTATTACAAGAGAACAAGAATTAGCAGCTCTCGATGAAAAGCTAGTTCCAGCTCAATTATATATTTATGCACTAGAGGACGAGGCTGCACTAAAAGAGAAACTGTCGAGTTCGTACGAAGAAGAAGGTTCTCAACTAAGAGATCTTATAAGTCGTACAAAATCATTTATTACTACGCTTAAGGATGCTAAGGACGCACTACTGTTAGGCGACCTAACTGTGCTTACTCCGGGTGAGAAATACGAGGAAGCTAAAAGACAAGCACAAGAAGTAGCCGCTATAGCTATGGGTATAGCTACCACGGATGCAGAGAAAGAGGCCAAAAACGCAGCAATTGAAAAATTACCTGCCGTAACTTCTCAGTTTCTAGAAGCTTCTAGAACTCTGTATGCTAGTTCCAGCGCTTACACTCAAGACTTTAACTACGTATTTTCTATTTTAGAAACTACAGGTTTGGCTCTTGAAGAGCAGCTAACAGAAGCAGAACAACAGCTTGCAGTATTAGAGACTAATACCACAATCCTAAATTTAATTGATACAAATACAAAGACAACAGCACAACTATTAGAGGAACTGGTTCCTATTCAAGCACGGGTGGCAGCAGCACAGGAGTCTGCAGCATTAGCAGGTTCTGTAGCTGCTGGCGGAGCGGCTACTTCGCTAACTATTGATCAACTTATAAAAGAATCACTACCTTCGCTAGCTGAGTCAATGTTTAATTCAGCTATAGAAGCGCTGTCATCGCCGTCGCTTGGGTTTGAAGCTGCAAATCTAAACATTCAAGAACTGATTGTAACAAACAATAACAACACCGACGTATTAGTGGCTCAACTGAAATTGATCGAACAACAACTAGAGGCTCTACGTATAGAACAAGTGGAGCAGACAGGACATGTTGTAGAAGCTACAGTAAGTAGTAGCACTACTATCGCAGAAGCGGTTAACGACTCCACTGCAGCATTTGTAAAATCCGACTTCTTTGATATACCTAGAGAATTCGGGGCGTAACTTTAAAGGGCCTTAGATAAAAATCTAAGGCCCTTTATTCCATCTAAAAGTTGCGCTTGTATTTTATATATCTCTGTAGTATAATAAAACTTTGTTGGTGAGGGTTTATTATGGCATATTCGCAAGACTGGTTAGAAAGTAGTACAGCGGTTAGGTGTGTGCTAGTAGAGATTGAAGCGTATAGCGTAATGACAGCTAGTACTGTTTATTTTTACCTATCTAATACCGGGTATATCACTACCAGTGCGGATGTGTATTTCTCTCCTGACTTAACGGGCTCTGTATCAATTTCAGAAAGTATAAATCAAGAGGGTATTTCAGTATCTACAGGTACTGTAAACGTTCATAATGCAAATGGTGAATTCGACGACTGGTTAGATAATAGTAAATATGTTTGGGCCAGCAGGTCTATAAAAATTTACTACGGCGACAATACTTGGAAACTAGTTAACTTAGCTGCAGTAAAAAGCTCTTTTGGGTTAATATTTGATGGTAATATATACGATATTACCTCTTCTGATATTTCCTCTATTAGATTTAATATAATGGATAAGATGGAGCGGCTTAATTCTCCAGTGTCTGAATTAAAAATAGGGGCACAGGGAGTATGGCCAGGAGGACAGCAGAACGAAGATCAACTACAACCAATTATTATAGGGGAAGTATTCAATGTCGAACCTGTTCTAATTAATCCTGCTGAACTAGAATACATGTTTAATTCTGGCCCTTCAGAGAGACTAATAGAAATAAGGGATAACGGAGTACCGGTATACGACAACACCACTAGAGCTGCAGGTGCCACTGTCAATTTAACCAATAGTACTTTTAAACTTAGTAAGCCTCTAGCAGGGACGTGTACGGTATCCGCTCAGGGTATAAAGAAATCTTTCGATAATTCTTTTAATTCATATAATGGTAGCACATATAGAAATACTATAATAGATGCTATAGCTGTTCTATGTACTCAATATGGTGACGCCGGCCAAAGATTAGCTATATCGGAACTGGACGCTTCTAATTTTGCAAGCTTTTACACAACACACGGTTATGCTTTTGGGTTGTGGTTGTCTGATAGGCAAAATATAATATCGGTATGTAAAGAATTAGCAGCTAGTGCAGGTCTGTCTTTATATTTTAATAGATTAGGCAAATTGCAGCTATTAAGACTAGGTACATATACTACAGACCCTATAATGTATATAACTAAAGGCGATATATTAATTAATACCTTTAAGCCCTCAAAAAGAAGTATAGTTAGTGCTAGTGTTAGACTTAATTACGCCAAAAACTGGACAGTACAACAAGATCTTCTAACAGCTATACCGTCGGATCATAAAGAGATGTTAGGCGAAGAGTGGAAAAGTGTCACTGTAGAGGATTCCGCTATAAAAAGTTTATATAAACAGTTTGGAGACCCGTTAGAAAAAGATACCCTTATAATTACAGACGTAGATGCACAAAATGAAGCAAACGCTAGACTTGGGTACGATAAACTACCACATACTAGCTATACTTTTACCGGCACAACTAAACTTATGTCTTTAAAGTTAGGGCAGCAGGTAAACATTACATACGATAGATTTGGTATGGAATCAGGTAAGTCGGCACAGGTTACTTCTTTAAACCCAAGATGGTCTGACGGCTTTGTAGACGTGGAGATAACCATATAATGGCAGTAACAACTCACGAAGTTCAAAAAGCTTTAGAAAGTAGCCCTATAAGAGTAGAAACTTACGGAGTTACTATCACTTCTACTGCCTCTACTTTCAATATTGATATTAGTAATGAATATACTCCTTCTTCTATTATCTTAACTGGTATAGAAGGCAATATCTATACTATGCCTACGTATATGTGGGAGTATTTGCTAGATAATAATGATGATGCTTGGTCTATCATTACGGGGGAAGTTACAGATACTTTAGTAGTAACTTCTACTTTATATGATAGTATTTATACTGGAAGTACTTTTGTTAAGTTCAGGTTAACAGTTTCTCAAGCTAACAAGCCTACTGCTCAAGCTACGTACACGGTGTTTAACAACCAAGAAGTGGAGTCTGCTGTTTCAGGCTATCTCACCAGAGAAACATACTTAGTTGCAACAGACAGTGCTGGAGTAATCCCGGTCGGTGGGCTCACGCCCGCAGGTGGTACTTTTAGAGTGTTTGAGGGTACTACAGAAAAAACTAATACAGGCTCAGTAGCTTACAGTATTATCGACTCTACCGGTCTTACGGCCAGCATAGGTGCTACTAGCGGAGTATATACTATAGACAGTATGTCCGCAGATACCGGTACAGTTACGTTTAGAGCTATTTACAATAGTATAGTTACTATTGATAAGCAATATACTATTACTAAAGCAAAGGCAGGTATTGAAGGCACGTCTGCTAATAAGTACGCTACGGCAACATTATACCAATGGAGCACCACGGAGCCTACTATTGCCCCTAGTGGTACTTCAACGTATACTTGGTCAACAGGAGTGTCTAGTGCGTATACTCCTACTGGTGGTGGTAGTTGGGAAGTTACAACACCGGCTAATCCGGGCATATCTGGTATTAGATTATGGACTGTATCTAAAGCTGTTACAGATGTGGCCACCGCAGTAACCACTACGGTTACATGGGTCGCTCCTTTTGTCATTAGTGCTGTTTCAGCAAATGGTGCGGATGGGGTTCCCGGATACCAAACAGCTGAAATCAAGGCATACCAATGGTCCGTGCCTCCGGCGCCGACATCGGCCGGCAGTGCTACCTATAATTGGTCTACAGGCACTTATGATATTCTTCCGTCCGGCTGGACCGTAGAACCAGGAACCGGCATTCCGGGCGAGACCTTGTATGCCGCTATTATTCGAATAACAGCCCTGGCGGATGAGACAACTACAGGGTTTTTTTGGGGTAATGCAACAGTTTCTCCGATCGGTTATCAGGGTACCGACGGATCTGGCGGAACAGATGCTAAGATACTTACCGTCAGTGCCAATAGTCTAACTTTCAAAGAAGATAAAGACGGTGTAGTAACACCTAATTCTATCGAGATCTCAGCTTCTGGCCAAAATCTCGCTGGTGACGTTTCTTGGAGTACGGTACCTGTCGTAACGTTGGGAGGTCTTCCAACGGCGACCACACGGACATTGTCCAAGGCCGATTTTGGAACGAATAATTCAGTAGCAATCACGGCCACTTGGGATACTTTCACCGATACAGTGAACATTATCAGACTAATCGATGGCGTCGATGGTCTTGATTCTTATACGGTCTTACTCAGCAATGAGAGTCATATCTTCCCAGGCTCCACGAACGCGGCGATAAACGGCAGTACAACGAGTACCGTAAAAGCTTACAAAGGCTCTACCCAGTTTGCGGCCACCGTCGGGACTATCACGGGCGCGGTGACGGGACTGACCACTTCGATCACGAACAACGGTACGACGGCTCCCGTGATAACGATAGACGTCACGACGGCTTTGGTGACTCAAAACGGGGTTCTTACGGTCCCGATCACCGTTGATGGAGTACTGTTCACGAAAATCATAAGCTGGTCTGTGGCTTATGTGGGCGCAGATGGAACGGTTGCCAACAATATATCTTTAACCACCACTACTCAAGTATTGGCGGTTCCGGCTGCCGGTGGGGCTACTACACCGACAACAGCGGTTGTCACGGGTACGTCTCAAGGAACCACGATCAGCGTTTGGCAGTACAGTGTCGACGGTGGGGCCTTCTCCAGTACAGTCCCCACCGGCGTGTCACGTACCGGGAATACAGTGACCATCACGGGAAGTACGATGACCGCGAAAACCATCGCCGTTCTCATGGGTGATGGCTCGCTATCGGATATTCTAACAATTGCCAAAATTAGTGACGGTGCTGATGGAACTGATGTCAGAACGGCGATCCTCACAAATGAAGCTCATACCATACCTTCCGATTCGGACGGATCCAATCCAAATTTCAGTGGGTCTGGAACTCTTATATACGCTTATAGTGGAACGACAGCCCTCCAATATGAAACAGGAACAGGAAACCCAATAGTAAATGGTAGATTCAGAGTAACGTTCACGACTTCCAGTGTAACTTCCGGAAGCACCAGCGGGAGCATAGCAGTTTCGGGTACGGCCGCCTCAGTTTCGAATTTGACCGCGATGACGGCCGATACTGGATCGATCACATACACGATCAACACCAGAACTGATGGTGTCAATCTTTCTCTCACCAAAGTTCAAACCTTCAGCAAGTCTAAGCAAGGTACGGCCGGCACAATAGGTAGTGATGGTGTCAGCGCCAGGAGAGCTTATGCGGCATCTTCCGTATCCGCCATGGGGACCACTTCCGTAACCTCCAGCGGAATTAATAGTGTACCGGCAACAGGTTCTTTCAGTCCCGGCGTAGTCTGGTATACCACACCTCCGACGTATGCAACTGGGGAGAGGCTTTGGCAAACTGACGGTTTATATGATCCGGACACTCTCGAAATAACTTGGTATGCCCCATACATAAGCGCATTTAAAGTAGGACAGTTATCCGCGTTGACGGTCAACACTGGTTCTCTAACGGTTGACGGCACTTTGACTGTGGGTACTGCAGGTCAGGTTTCCACTCCAAGCACGACATTCTCAAGCACCACCGGTTACTTTTTAGGATACGATGCCGGGCAATATAAGGTGAGGTTCGGAAATCCCGCGGGTGCCAGAGCTGAATGGAATGGAACCACATTCTCTATTTACAACAGCAGCAACCAAGTCGTCTTCAGCAGTGGCGGAACTGTCAATTACTCACAGCTAACCGGCACACCCGCATCCAGTATCGCTAACTCGTCGATCAGTATTAGCTCAGACGGGACGCTCAGCGGTGCAGGTGGCGGAACGGTGACGATCGGTGGTCTCGGTTACACCGGAGCCCTCGACGCGACGAAGAACATCGTTTACCGACAGTCCTCTGCGCCGACGTCACCGGTGAACGGTGACGTGTGGGTCGACACAAGTGTGACGCCGAACATAACCAAGGTCCGAGTTGCTGGCGCATGGCAGAGTGCGGCTAATCTTACGACCGCGACCTCGCAACTGACCGACGATGCCGGGCTCGGACTTTCCGCGACCTGGAACAACCTCGTGGGCACACCACCGGGTACGGTCCTCAACAGCAACATCACCATCAGCAGCGATGGTGCGCTCTCAGGCGCAGGGGGTGGTACAGTCACGCTTGGTGGCCTGGGCTACACCGGAGAGACGAACGCAACGCGCAACGCACTGACGGTCGGCACGACGGCTCCAGTGTCGCCGGTGAACGGTGACCTCTGGTATGACTCCAGTACATGGACCATGAAGGTCCGGTCGGGCGGCGTGTGGGTTTCGGCCGGTGACATAACGGCCAATAAGACCGCGCAGGCAATTGCGGGACAGGGAGCTTTTGCCACCCTGAGCCAGATCACGGCTGCGAACGCGACGACCTACATTGGGGCTGCCGCAATCGACCTTGCCAACATCAAGGTTGCGTCCATCGGCACATTGGCGGCGTTGAGCACCAGCACCGGATCCCTGACCGTAGGCAGCCCCGGCGTGGGCGGTCTCATCAAGTCACTGGGCAAGGTATTCGCCGGGGCCACGAACGGCTACGTGTTCGAGACCTTGTCTGACGGCACGGTGCGGGCCGAGATCGGTAACGGCACGTACTTCCTGCGCTGGAATACCAACGGGGTGCTTGAGGTCGCAGGCAACGTGCTTATCGGCGACATGCAGGTGTCGACAAACGGCAAGCTCCGCAGTGGTAAGACGGCCTACGGGTCCGGCACGGGCTGGCTGATCGAATACAACGGCGGCACGCCTCGACTGGACATCGGCAGCGCCGACGCCTATATGCGGTGGACCGGCAGCCAACTCGAAATCAAGTCGCCGACCTACGCTGGTCCAAAGCCGTCCATGCCGCTCGTTGGCGTATTGCACGTAGCCGCGACCACTGGGACACGGACGGCCAGCGCATCGGTCAACACCAATGGCACTCTCGGTTCGCGCGTTGGGACCGGGTCGTGGACCTACACGCAGAACTGGTGGAATCCGACAACGGCCGGAGTAGGCACAGGTCGTTACGTGCGGTTCAGCAAGCTTAGCATCTTGGGCTCGGGCGCCGTGACGTGGACCGGTATCTACGACTCTTGGACGCAGATCACGAGCGAGAAGATCGTGGCGATCTCGAAGACTTATTCCGCCTACGGTGAGGATGCGGCCGTCATCGGTGTAGAGATCGCGTCCGACGCTAGTGGATCAAACATCATTTCCACGGGCTACATCCGCCTGTGGTTGGGGTATATAGCATGATAGATTTCTCAGGGTATGTGGTTCTGCCAAGCGGCGGTTCGGGTGCGTGGCATCGCATTGAGAGAGTCGAAATCGACCTCGTGGATGCGCGGTTGATTGTGGACCTGGCGAGCTGGCCGACAATAGGGGCGGCGACGACGGGTTTCGCCGCTGAGCGTCAGCGCGTGGCGATTGCGCTGTCGGAAGTGGGAGTCGGTGCCTTGCCTGCCGCGATCATCAGTTCGCTCACTGGGATCGGCGGCCCGCTCCAAGGCGCTGTCGAGTCATCGCCGACGAAAGACATTAAAGTCGTGCGCTCACGCAAACATCAGGAGCTAGCCGCCGCCTGGAACGCAGAGCGCACGGCAGGCGTCACGCTGGGCGGCAAGACCGCGCCAACTGACGCCGATTCGTGGACCCGCTATCTTGCGCTCAAGACCATGGTCGAGGACGCCGGGACGTGGATTGACGTGCCGATCCCGTTGGCCGACGGAACGTTCGAACTGCTCACACCGGCGAAGGCGCGAGCCCTGTGGGATGCCCTAAAGTCGCTGGAGCGCACGCTGTTGGTCAAGCTGCGCGACAAGATCGACGCAGTGCAGGCGGCCGCGACAGTCGAGGAAATCGACGCAATAAGTTGGGATAATTAATAAGGTATTGTATGGCACTAAATAATCTAAGAATAGTGTATGATAATAAAGTACATCAGGCTAGTTCTTTACTATCGTCTAGTGCCGCTGTTAGCACTCCGGTAACTAATCTAAAAACAGATAAAAAATCTGCTATATGGAGAAGTCTTACAACGGTACAAGCTACTACCAAGGCTAACTTAGTGTTAACTTTTAGTACTCCTACAGCTTTGGATACTTTCGTGCTATTTGGCAGTAATATTACCTCTACTGCTACTATTAGAGTGCGCGGCTTTACAGGTACTGCACCTACTACCGGTAGCGGTGCTGATCCTGTAGCTACAACGCCTGGAACTCTATTGGTAGATTCCACTGCTGTTATAGCAACACCATATGGCTCTTTAGGTACATGGCAGTGGGGTACTACCGAACTAGGTAGTACCCCCTACACAAACGGTAAACCGGGGTACGCTAGAGTATATATTCCTCTAGCTAATACGGTCGCTTGTACTAGTTATCTGATAGAGATAGTAGATGCAGATAATACCGATAAGTACATAGAGGCATCTGCTCTTATTGTAGGTAACTATTGGTCACCTAAATATAACACTTCATATGGTTTATCTACTGGAGTTGTTGATAGCTCTACTAACAAACGCTCCGAAGCTGGCGACATAATCTCAGTTTACGGCCCTAAACATAACACTCTTAAGTTTAAGCTAGATTGGCTTACTGATACAGATAGAGCCGAATGTTTAAGAATGTTTCAAAAATGCGGAAAAACTATACCGCTATTCATATCGTTGTTTCCTGAAAACAGTGAGGACTATAATAAGGAATTATCCCATCAAATTTACGGAAAATTAACGGATATTTCTGATTTAGAGCACCCTGTGTTGTCTCTATATAAGACAAGTGTTAATATAGAGGAGCTGTAATGTCTAAACTATTCTATAATAAACAAACTGACTACATCGAAAAGATGAATATAGTTGGTGATGATCTTAATTTAGTTACAATAACAAATCCTGGTGTATCTACCACCTTAGACTGTACTTTAGGTAGAACTTTCTTTATTACTTTGACAAATGCAGTTAACCTAAGTGTTACTATAGGTCCAGCTCCATCAGGTTTTTCTTATTATACTATAAGAATATTTGTACAACAGACTACTTCCGGCAATGAGACACTTACTTGGACAAATGCAACATACCCTACAGAAGGTCCCACTAGTACTCAAGGATTCTCAACTGCAGCTAATGCAGTAGATATGTTTGAAGCTTATACCTTTAATGGTGGAACGTCTTGGAAAGTTGCAAGAATCGTAAGAGGGTGGACTTTATGATAAAAGTAGCTACTTTGACGCAGTTGATAGGTGCTATTTTCTAGAGGTTGGTCTGTTTCGCTCTCTCTCTCTTTTCAGACGGTGGTATAAATTATTAGATGTATTCTAAATATAAAAGTATATTTAGAATAATAAGTGAACACTCTGAAAGGGTGGTGTACAGCAAAGTAATAATGGCCCCCCCCCTGGGTATCAATACTCGTGAAAGT